AAAGAACTTAAAAAAGACGGAACACAGTATATTGGTAAGGCACTTGTTACTGAAACTCCTATGGGTAAGATTGTTCAAAATCTAATCGATGCGGGTGCTGGTCTTGGAGTTTCTTCTCGTGGTCTTGGAACTTTAACAGAGCGTAATGGTATCATGGAAGTCCAAAAGGATTTCCGTCTTGCTACTGCTGCTGATATTGTTGCCGATCCTTCCGCTCCTAATGCATTTGTTAAAGGCATAATGGAAGAAGTTGATTGGTGGTACGATATTTCTAAAGATAATTGGAAGGCAGTTCAAGTAGTTGATCAGTCACAAACACAATTGAGATCGGCTTCTCTTTCTCAAATCACTGAGCAAAAGTTACAAATGTTTCAAAGATTTGTAAATACCTTAGCTGAAAATTAACAAAACCATAAATAGTAAGAAATTTTACCGATAGGAGTTAACACATGACTAAAAAGAGTTTGAAGGAAAACGAACAAATCAATGAATTTGATTCGTCAAGTGGTGTCTCGCATACTGCTGATCCTGTCGCAACTGGTTCACATAATCGTCCTGCCGATAAGTTCGATGGAGAAGCTGGCGGCGAAACCTATGAAATGACAACTAAGTCTGAAGTTCTAAATGCACTTATGCAAATGGGCGCTCAACTTGGTAAGGAAGAGCTAAAGGATATTTTCAATCAAGTTGCATCTGCTCTTGGTGGTTCCGCTTCTCGTCCTGCCGATAAAACAACAGGCGAAACTGGTATGGTTTCATTGTCACCCAGTGATGCAAAGCCTAGCACTGCCGATATGAAGTCCTCTCCTAATGGTGCAAATATGGCTGGTCCATATAAGGCACATGTTGCTGGCGTTCCTACTGGTAGAGGCGAAATTGGACAATTACGTCTTTCTCCAACCTCTGCTATGTTCATGGCAAAAGAAGATGTCGCTGACATTTTTGGTGGCGATGATCTATCAGAAGAAATTAAAGAAAAGGCAGCTATCGTTTTTGAAGCCGCTATTAACACCCGTTTAGTTACTGAAGTAGCTCGTTTAGAAGAAGCCTTCGAAGAAAAGCTACTTGAAGAAGTCGAAGAAATCCGCACTGAACTTGTTGAAAACGTTGACAGATATTTGAACTACGCCGTTGTAGAATGGATTAATGAAAATTCTGTCGCTATTGATTCGACTCTAAAGAATGAGATTGCTGAAGATTTTATCAATGGTTTAAAGGCTCTATTCGAAGATAATTATATTGATCTTCCTGAATCTAAAACTGATGTTGTAAATGATATGATGGAACACATTGAAGAACTAGAAGCTAAGTTAAACGCAACAATTGACGAAAATATTGATCTAAAACTAGCTTTAGATGAGCAATCAGTTGTAGAGGCATTTGCCGATATCTCTGAAGGTTTAACAGTCAACCAAGCTGAAAAGCTTCGTGTTCTTTCTGAGAACATTACTTATACATCATCCGAAGATTTCTACAAGAAAGTTTCTATTCTTAAGGAATCTTATTTCAATAAAAAGCCTGTTAATACTCTTACCGAAGAAGAAGATTTCCTAGCAGAAGATGTTAACACATCTGCTCCTACTGGAACTATGAATCATTATGTAAAAGCAATCTCAAATCAAGTCAAGAAATAACTTATTATAAATAAGATATCAACAAGGAGAACATAAAATGTTTCTAAACGAAGAAATTCAAAACAAGTGGAGTCCAGTATTGGACCACCCTGAGCTTAACAAGATTGGCGACATTCATCGCCGTAGCGTTACTGCACAACTATTGGAAAACACTGAACGTGCTATGCAAGAAAACGGTGGATATGCTCCACAGTCACTTCTTGAAACTTCAGGCGCTCTTCCTACCTCACTAACAGGCGGTTCAGCTAACTACGATCCAGTTCTAATTTCACTAGTTCGTCGTGCTATGCCTAACCTAATTGCTTATGATATCTGCGGCGTTCAGCCTATGACTGGTCCTACTGGTCTAATCTTTGCTCTACATCCTAAGTATGACGGTCAAGCTTCTGGCAACACTGAAGCCTTCTACAGCGAAGCTAACACTGGTCAGTCTTCATACGGTCAGGGTAACACCATGACAACCATTGGTGATTCAAACGTAGGTAACTACGCTTCGAACGCATCTATCGTTGTTTCTGGCAACTCACAGCTTTATAACTTCGCTGGTGGCACAGGTACTGCACAAGCCGAAGCTCTTGGATCAACCAGCAACGCCGACTTCCGTCAAATGTCATTCGCCATTGACAAGGTTCAAGTTACTGCTCGTTCACGCGCTCTAAAGGCTGAGTACACCATCGAACTAGCACAAGACCTAAAGGCTATTCACGGTCTAGACGCTGAAACAGAATTGTCAACAATTCTATCAGCCGAAATTCTTGCTGAAATTAACCGTGAAGTCATCCGTACCATTCAAGTAACTGCCGTTACTGGTGCTGCTGATACAACAACTGCTGGTACTTTCGATCTTGACATCGACTCAAACGGTCGTTGGTCAGTTGAGAAGTTCAAGGGTCTTATGTTCCAAGTTGAGCGTGAAGCCAACCAAATCGCCAAGCAAACAAGACGTGGTAAGGGTAACATCATCATCTGTTCGTCAGATGTTGCTTCTGCTCTTCAAATGGCTGGCGTTCTTGATTACGCTCCTGCTCTAAACTCAAACAACCTACAAGTTGATGACACTGGCAATACCTTCGCTGGTATTCTAAATGGTCGTATTCGCGTTTATATCGATCCTTATTCTTCAGGTCATTATATGGTTGTTGGCTACAAGGGTTCTTCATCCTTTGACGCAGGTCTATTCTACTGTCCTTACGTTCCTCTACAAATGGTTCGCGCTGTTGGTCAAGACACCTTCCAGCCTAAGATCGGCTTCAAGACACGTTATGGTATCGTTGCTAACCCCTTCAATAAGGGCGCTACAATGTCAGACGGTACACTAGTTCAAAATACAAACCAGTATTATCGTCGGGTACTTATTAATAATATTCTTTAATTTGAACTTTTTCTAATCTAAGACTACTAAATACTCCTGTAGAAATGCAGGAGTATTTTTTTATGTCTAAAAACACAGCAACATCTGGTTTTGTTTATATTTGGTATGCTTGATTTTTTTGTCTTCTAAATAGAAGGTCTAGAAAGTATTACTAGACCAATAATAATAAAAAAATATATACCAACTTTATGGGGGCTGAGAAAGCTAGACAAAACTCAGCCCCCATTTTTTAGGAGAAAACAATGGCTGCGTTGAGTAATAATCCTACAAACAAAAACTTTCTGTCCCCAACAGCGTTTAAGTTTGAGATCGCACGTATGCCAACTTTTACCTACTTTGTTCAATCCGTACAGTTTCCAGAACTAAACTTAGGATACACAGATTTAAATACTCCCTTCAATAGACTATCAGTTGAAGGCGATCATACTAAGTTTGGTAATCTTAATATTACATTTAAACTAGATGAAGATATGTATTCGTATCTTGAAATTTTTGACTGGATGACAGGCGTAGGTAAGCCTCGTAGTTTTGATCAATATGCAAATTTAAAATATCAAGATGCTGGAACTGGAAAAGGTCTTTACTCAGAAGGACAATTGACATTCCTAACTAACTCTAAAAATCCTAATATAAATATAACATTCGCTGATATGTATCCTATCAATCTAGGTAATTTTAGAATGGATTCTACAGTTGATGATGTGAACTATGTAACCGCTGATGTCACGTTTAACTTCTTTGATTACGTGTACTCTAGAATATAACATAAGGATTTGTGATGAAAATTGAAGAAATATTTTCTCTTTGGAATGATGACAGTAAAATAAATAGCCTAGAAGTAGGACAAGAAGCACTAAATATCTCAAAAATACACAACAAATATATTCAGGTGTTCACAGAAGAACGCCTTCTTTTGATGCGCCTAGAAAGTGAATATAAAAAATTATACAAAAATATTCATGAATACTATTCTGGAACGTTAGACGATGAAACACGAATTGAACTTGGTCTTGAGCCAAATCAAAAGCTAATCTTAAAAGCTGATGTATCGATGCATATCGAAGCAGATGATTTAATCATATCCAAGTGCTTAAAAATTGGTATGCAAAAAGAAAAGCTACAACTTTTAGATTCAATAATCAAGACAATATCAAACAGAGGATTTCAGATCAAGTCCTATATTGATTATCAGAAGTTCTTGAACGGGGAATAACGTGGCAGATATTATCATCCATAAAATATCAGAGGTATATGTTAAAGTAATCTGCGATGGCGGTATTGCTTATCAAATGTCTGAACATTTTACATTTATGATACCAAACGCTAAGTTTCACCCAAAAGTAAAAGCTAAGGTATGGGATGGTAAGATTAGATTATTCAATCTCGGTAACAGAACAATTTATACTGGTCTTGTGCCTAAGATCGAAGAATGGGCAAAGAACAACGAATATACAATAGAATACTCTGGAGACTTTGGTAACAAAGAATTTTCAGTAAAAGAAGCTAGCGATTATATCAAAAAGCTAAACCCAACTATGACACCACACGAACATCAGATTAAAGCGTTCATTCATTGTGTTCGTAATCAAAAAGCTGTACTGATTTCTCCTACTGCTTCTGGCAAATCATTCATCATTTATATGCTAACTAGGTATTTTGATAGGAAGACACTTATCATTGTTCCTACTACTGCTCTAGTAAAACAAATGTCAACAGACTTTTTGGAATATGGCTATGACGAACCTATTCACCAAATTATGTCTGGAAAAGAAAAACAAACTGATGAACTTGTAACCGTATCAACATGGCAGTCAATCTATAAGATGCCAAAAGAATGGTTCGATCAATATGAGATGGTTGTGGTCGATGAAACTCACCATGCTAAATCTAAATCGTTTGTTGATATTTTATCTAAAATGACAAAGTGCAAATACAGGTTTGGTCTTACTGGAACTTTGGATGGAATTGAAGTTAACGAACTTGTTCTAGAGGGACTTCTTGGACCTGTCAAGAGGGTTATAAAAACATCAGAGTTGATGGAAAAGAACTTAGTGTCTAAGCTAAACATCAAGTCTCTTATACTCAGGTATCCAGATGAAATATGCAAGCTAAATAAGAATATGCTATACAAAGATGAAATTCATTTTCTAGTTACAAACGCAAAAAGAAATATATTCATCAGAAATCTAGCACTGTCTCTTACAAGTAACACTCTTGTATTATATCAGTTTGTTGAAAAACACGGTAAGCCACTATACGAAGATATTGCTAAGGCTGCTCCAAATAGAAAAGTATTTTTCATATCTGGTGATATTGATGCTGATGTTAGAGAAGAAGTTAGACGAATCACTGAGACCCAAACTGATGCTATCATTGTAGCTAGTTATGGTACATTTTCAACAGGTACTAATATTAAGAACCTAAATAATATTATATTCGCTTCTCCTAGTAAATCTAAAATTAGAACATTACAATCTATTGGTCGTGGTCTAAGATTATTCGAAGGTAAAGCTACTGCTACTCTTTATGATATAGCCGATGATATGTCTTGGAAAACTCACAAGAACCATACGCTAAATCATTTACAAGAACGTCTTAAGATATATGCTGCTGAAAACTTTGATTATAAAATTTATAGGATAAATATAGACCAATGACAAATTCTGAATATCTTGTAATTAAAATTAATGAATCAACTCTTATCGGTGAAAAGATAACATCTACATATTCTGATTCTGAAGTAAACATTAAGAATGTATATGAAATCTTAGCAGATGAACGAGATGATAAAGTTTACTACTACATGGTTCCTTGGTTTGTTCTGTTTGAGGATCAAACTGTCTTGTTCAATAAGAAACATGTTATCTGTGAATCATTACCTACTGATCAACTTATTAAGATGTATCTAGAAACAATCAATAAGTATAAGTTGAAGTACAAGGACAAGGATCAGTTTCATGCAGATGAACTTGATCTAGACGAACTAGATATAATG